GCTACCAACACTAATAGTGATGGCATCATGAGGAGCGGTAAAGCTCCTCTGGACTCTCAACAGAGCCCCTATTCTTCTAAAAAGAAGAAAATCCGGCGTAAGCCAAAGCAACCATTGGAGGCTTTGGCACCGGAACTTACCAAACAGACGTCAAAATCGCCTGCTGGTAAGAATTGTCCGATGGTGATGAACTTCGGCAGCAAGGAATTACCTGTGCTTACGTGGTATTACAGATCCCATGAGGGACTGTCTATACACGGTCGTTTATCACCACTATTCACCTATCCTGTCGAGATTTTGGCACTTTGTTCAAAATTTCGGTTTACAGGTAGGAGTTTAGAGGGCAGCGGGTGGAACATACTTAAAGTACAACCACCTGCAAGGACCCCCAACCTCTCATTACACGAGTGGTACACCTTGTGGGCAGAAGACTGCCGGGTTGTGCTTTCCATTTTGGTTAAAGCAAACCCCAAGGATTCCAGGGTACGTCGATATCGGCGTAACCTGGAGGTACTCGAGTTTATGAGGGCTACTTGGGATGCGGTTCTGATTGGTTACCAAACAGAACGCGCGGTACACCTTACTAGGTATAAGCACTATTCCCCCCTTGAAAGCCGACGGCTTCAAGGGTTGGAAAGGTTTAAATCCCAGTTGGTGTTCCACCCACTGGAAGCTGCCAAACGCGTAAAGCAATGTGCTCAAGCGTGTAGGGCTTGGTTCTATGGAGGACCAAGGCCTACTGGCAGACTTCTAGTGTTCCGAGAGCAGAAGATCGCGATGCTTGCGTCATACGTAGCACGCTCTCTGCCCCCGGCTCCAAAAGATGGCCAGGGTTTGGCGGATTTGGTAGGCCGATTGACCTCCAAACCACCTCCCGAGCCTTCTTATTGGAAACCTTTTGTTCAGTCGTATTTCCTACGATGGCCTCCGGCAAAGAAACCGGAGCTGTACACAATGCCTTCGGGGCACGCTGCACTGGGATACCCCAGGGCATACGGTGGCCACACGAAGGGTGTACAGCATTTGGTCTTACTGGGCTTTGCCCTGAACAAAAAGCACTGCGCCATGCACTTACCTACCGTACGGGATGACCCGGACGGTATGTATCTGCAAAGGCTATCCCATCATCTCCGGCACCAGAAAGGTGCTCCGGCAGAGATTGAGAAAGCCTTGTTTGCAGGTGCATGGGATGAGCTAGAAAAGTCTCTCCCTGGCGCAGGTGTGCACTTCCAGAAGTACTTAAGGTTGGGTACGGCTTATGTTCTAGATAATCTAGAGCATGTCCCTATCCTTCCTATAGTAGCGGAAGAGCGGGGTTTGAAGACAAGGTTTCCTACCTGTTCATTAACAGCAGTTAACCTTGTTCAACAAATCCTGAGGCGTGTCATTGACTCTTCAATGATACGCGACCCCCGATTTTCGGAAAGTTTGGGAGGCACCCGAGGTGTGGACCTGAGAGGCGAAGAGGGTCCCTGGGAATCCCAGGACTGCTCTGCCGCTACAGATTACCACCCAGAGTGGCTTACTCGAACAGTGTACGAGACCCTAGCAGACATGTGTCCAGAGCTAGAGCCGTACAGGAAGTACTTTGGCCTTCTATTTGGGCCTAAGAAACTCCTCCTCGAGGACGTACCGCCTTCTGCGTACGTCCCCGAAGGTCTGTTCGCCAAATTTCCGAAAGCTCCATTGCTTGATCCACAGTATATACCGGGGATCATGGAGTTTAAGGATGGCTATGCCGATCCCATCATTGATGAATGGGATAAATGGATAGCCTTCCTTAACGGGAGGGATGGTACCTTGACGACCACGGGGCAGATGATGGGGGATCCCACATCTTTTCCCCCGCTCATGCTTGTTTCGCTGTGTTCGGCGGAACAAGTATTGAAGGTGTACCCCTACACTCCTAAGGAGAGTAGGCGGAGACACCCTGGTCTGAAAAGGTACGAGGCGGTATTACAGGGAATCGGCGACGACGCCGTTATTCCCCGATGGCCAATGGCACGCAGGGTCCTATACCACAAAAAGTTGGAGGAGCTTGCGGCCGTGGTCTCAATACCGAAGAGCTTTTGGCATCGTGTAAGGGCCCTCATAGCGGAAAATCCGTTAGAGAGCGGCTTTGACGTGCCTTATTGGCCTCTTTCGGTACTTGTAGCACCGCCTGGTGGGTCGAAGGGAAACGTTACCTGGTTTACTCAGGTTGAGTCTTTCGGGAACGATCCTTCTCGGCCCACGAAACGAATACCCAAATTCTTTTGGAAGCTGTCACCGTATTTTTACACGTGGCAGCTTGCCAGAAGGTTTGGGTTACCCGTTTCGGCGCCAGTAAGCTACGGGGGTATAGGTTTACCTATATACCCCGCAGCAAGTCTGACGCTACATGTGCAGTGGCTAAACTTCCTATCACAAGCTCCGTTGGAGAAGTTGATAGTGGGTTTGGGCATCGGGCC